ACCAGGTCAACGCCACGGTGCCGGTGCGTCTCGAGCAACGCCACGTGCGGCGGAACCACCGATCCGACGCCACGCGGACGAAACACGCGTTGCGCTTCGTCTATGACGATGATGCTGCCCGCCGGACAGTTAACCCAATCCTCGCCCTTGTCCAACTCGACCCAGGGGAGCCGCAAATCGGCTATGCCGTTGTAGTAAACCTCGCGCTGTTCTTTGTCGGCCAGGCCCTTGACCAGGTTCAACGCCCACAGAGTTTTGCCCGCACCTGGTAGCCCCGTTATCAGCGTAATCATTTCGCCACCAACCGCTTGACGGTGCCGCTAGTCAAACCGTTGAGCGTGGCCCGCACGACGAGCGCGGAAATCAGGATCGTTACGCATACGTCGAGCTTGAGAACGCCGACCCAGGACAGCATGCGCGACGAGAGGCCGCCGACCTGGGTCTGGATCGTGGCCAGGAGATAGTCAAGGCCCGTCGAGAATCCGGTGTAAGCCACGAACCCGAACCCCAGCGCCAGGAGAACGCGACCGGCGAGCGAACCAGCCGCAGCTGCGAGGCCGCCCAGGAGAGTAGCAACGAAAATCGGCATGTCAGGCCCCCGTTCCGATTATGCGAGCAGCCGCCAGGAGACACGCGGCCACGATGAGGTTTGCGAACAGCTGGAGATACCCGCACCAGGTTGACCAGGGCACGGTGAAGGACTGCCCGCCGATGTAGGAGAACACCTCATCAGCTGGGCAGCTGCGCGACAGCCACCCCGCCTGATTGATCGTGCCCGCGACGTTCAGGTTGATCGTCTCCGCGTTGGATGACTTGGGCAGCGTCGAGGCCAACGGATCGGTGCCCGCAATGATCTGCTCGCCCAGGTCCGTCTGCGCCGTGCGCTTCGTGGCCTCGCATGCGAACTGATACGCCGCTTGCGCCTGGGCGCATTGGACGGCGTCGCCCGTGCAGCTGAACGTAGTCGAGCAGCTGCCCGCCCACGTGCCCTGCCGACACATGGGGCTATTCGGATTGTCGCGGCAGAACTCGGCTTGCTCAGTCGGACCCTGGCCGCTGTTCTTCGCACTCTCCGCGCTGGGGTTCAGCTTCGTTTCCGTGGTCGACGTCGTACCTGGCTGCTGCTGGCCCGTCGTATTGTTGATGATCGTCACCGTGGTGGTTGTCGATCCGTCGGGGTTCGTTTTCGTCGTGGTTTGCGTCGAGGTTCCGTTCCCATTGTCCACGACGTTTTGTTGCGTCGAGGTTTTCGACGGGGTCGACGGCGTGGGCGGCGATCCGCTTGCATAACAGCCGCCGACACCGTTCACGGTGCCGTAACTCTGACCCGACGGGCACGGGCCGGAACCGTCCGGAGTGGTGGGCGTGCCCTCGGTACCCGTAGAGGTCGAACCGTTCTGCTTGAACGACGCCGAGCAATACACCTTCGTGGGAGCGCTCGCGTAACTCTCGCAGCTGATGCTGTTCACGTTGCCATCGAAAGTGTATTGGCAGCCGCCAACGTCATACGTGCGCGTGACGCCCGTGGAGATGTTGCCGCCGCCAGGGTAGGTATCGACGCTCCCATCACGGTTCGTATCGTGACCCTGGAACCAGGTGATCGTGCGCTGATCCGATCCGGCGGAACAGGTGACCGGAACGCACGTGCCGCCACTTTCGACATAGCCCGTCCCACACGTGCAGTTAGTCCCCGACAACGTACCGCCGACGGGACATTGATACTCGGGTACGCCCGCGTTGCGGTTACAGGTGCCGCCGCTATAGGTGTAGTTGACGCCACAATATTGCGTGCACGCGCCCGTATTGATGCACCCCGCCGGGGAGTACCCGTCAGGCGTGCAGCACCTACTGTCAGACGTCCTGAAGTAGCTGCCAGGAGGCCGCGCCCCCGCCGCGATGGCAGCATCGCAAGCCGCCGGACCCGACGCCCAGCACGCGCCGTTAGGGGCGCCGCTGTACGTTATGCCGGACGTCGGAGACTTCGTCGCAGGGTTGTACGTCGCGGGGAACGCAGCGTGCGAGCTACTCGACCACATGAGCGCAAACGCTACGACCAGGACCGCCAGCCACTCCAGGACCGTCTGCATAATCAGGCCGTGAGAATCAGCCACATGGCCGGGAGAAACGCCAGAAGAATGAACAGACCCATGTCACCACCCCCGCAGGATCGCAACGATACGGACGCACCCGACCGCAACCAGCCCGACGCACGCGGCAAGAGCGGCACCCAAAACCAGCTGCAGCTGCAACGCTTCGTACATGCTCACCTCCCGAGTAGACAAGAAAAACGGGGGACAGGACCGAGGCCCCATCCCCCGCAGGTCGCTGCGCGTCGCTTAGATCGCGCGGCGGAACCACTTGACGCCCTTGACCGCGAGAACCACGGCCAGCACCGCCAGACCGATAGCGGCCACCGGCGCCGCATAGGTGCCGATTTCCGTCACGGTGTCCGTGACCGCCGGAGCGGCCGCGAACGCGGACAGGGGCGACAGGAGGGCCAGGGTTGCGTACTTACGCATGGCTTTTCCTTTCGTCACACGTTGAGAGCGCGGAGGTATTGCCGTACCCCCCACCCGACCACCCACACCGCAATGATCGCTATTGCGAGCAGGCCCCCGTCCGACGGCGTGATGGCAAACAGGCTGCTTTGCCACCAGGTCGCGGCAGCGATCCCCTCGGGACCGCTGGGCAGATAGTACGCGCACGTGGACAGATCGGCGGGCACGGGGTCGACGACATTCAACGTCGCCACGCCACCCGCAACCGTCACCGTGACGCAAAGACCCATTACTTCACCGGCACCAGGGCCACGACGCGCCCACCGACCCGACCATCAGCGGCACGCGCCAGGTCGAGCTGCGCTTCGTAGACACCTTCCTTGACGTCCTGGTGACCCTTGGGCAGGACCAGCTCGCCCACGGTGACGGAACCATCGCCAGCAGTAAAAACCACCTGGCAGATTCCCATGTCGAAGGGCTGGCCGGACTTCTGGCCGACGCCCTGCTTACGCTTGAATCCTACGACTTGGAGCTTCACGGCGTGTTACCTCCTGGGTTCGTTGACGAGGTACAGCGACGCCAGAATGCCGGACGCGCCGGACGCTTGTCAACCAGGAGCAGTATTAGCGACTGCTTATGCAGAGGATCCCGCGCCAGGCGAAACCGAAACGGCACTGTAGGACTTTTTCGGGGAACCCCACCCCGAAAAAGATCGGGCCCTCCCCCATTGATCCTGACGGATCAACGGGTGGCCCCCTCCCCTTCCTACAGCAAAGACGAGGGCCGAACAGCAAACCCTCACGAACTCACCCGCTACCGAATACCACGCCCTGGCCTGGATGGACCCACCACCAGGTGCCATCCGGCATCAGCGGCAACAGCTCACGCACAAGGTCCGTCACGTCCTCGGAGAACGCGAGGAAGCGCACGACCTCGCACGCCTCGCCCTGGCTGATCCAGTACCGCTTCGCGCCCGCCTCGGTGCGCTCTTGATCCTTGCTCAGGTACTTAGTCAGGTACGCGGCCAGGCGCCCGCTGTTCCAGGCCCCGCCGCCCCTGGCGCGGCGTATGTCGATGTTGCCGCACTCCCAGGCGTAGGGCACGCCGCGCCAGATCGCTTCGCGCCAGGCATCGCGCAGAACCCGATGATCGCGCCAGCCGCGGATCGCCACGTGCATGTGCCAGGCGCCGCGCTGCTGGAGCTCGCGCACCGCGACAAAGGGCATGCGCCACCCGTAGCGCTCCCGCAGGATGCGGAGGAAGCGCGTCCAATCGCGCCGCAGCCGGTCCGCATCCTGCATATTCTCCCGATAGGTCAACGTGAGCATGCGATCCAGGCCACGGTGCCGGATACCCTGGCGCACCTTCTGCCTGGCACGCCTGGCGGCACGCGCCAGGTTGTCCGCGTCAGCTGACGCAGAACCAGCTGCAGCTGCACCTGGTACGCGGAGAGGCGGGCGCCTCACGCCGTCGCACATCCTGGTGGCGAGGCCAGGCGTGATCCTGGTCGCAACCACCTCGCGCCCGCCATCGCCGTCGAAAAGCGTGACCTTCACCGAGAACTGCGGGACAGCGGCGCCGACATGCGCCCAGGGCCTTGAACGGTCAGGAATTGCGGCGACAGGTTGCAAAGTGTCCCCTTGTCAAGACTAGGGGCGCCGCCCTTCGGGCGGCGCCACCCCACGGCACGAAACCCCTACCGCCTAGGTACGGCGACCGTCATACCAGGGCCAGGCCCGCCGGCGGGTTGGCCGCCGGCCCCCTGCGGGGCTGACGGGGCACCCTGGCCCCGCTCCCACGATGCACGATCCGTTGCCCCGCTGTTTCCCAGGAGAAGAACCGAACCCCCTTCGACAATAGGCCCTGGGCTGTCCAGATCGCGCCAGGTGCCATCGCCGCCGCGTCGCTGATCCTTGACCGCCACATCGCGCAGATGCACCGCCACGCGCTCCCGATCCGCCGGAGTCTCGAAATCCTTGAAGAACCCAGTCTCGACCAGGTGACGGCAATGCGGCTCCGGCAGCTGCAACCGCGTACCCTGCTGCGAGTAACAGCGGCAGCTGCGCACGGTCGCCACGCACCCCGCCGGATAAGGCGCGTCCACGACCTTGACGACGTCCTGGTACACCGCTGCGGAATAGGGCACCTCGGGCAGCAATGGCTGGCGCTCGCGCACGTACTCGCCCAGGGTACGGGGAGCTTTCGCACCAGGCGACCCCGCCGATCCTGGCGCCGAAACAACCAGGCCACCGCTGGAAGTGTCTTTTTTCACTTCCACGCCCTCGCCCCAGAACTTCGACCTCGTGAAGGAGTAAACCCCATAGACCAGGCCCGCGAACACCAGCGGCAGCAGCAGCATCGCGTACACCCTGGCGGGTATGCGCGCCTTGTGCGTGTGCACCTCTGCCGACTTGTACCAGGAGAACGACTCGACGGGGTACCGCCACTCATGCGTGACGCTATCGGCCCGCGATCTGTCGGGGTCTTGGTTGACCTCTGACCACTCATGCACGCGGGCCAGCTTGGTACCAAAGGCGCGGCACACGTGGTAATGGCGCCCGACCAGGCGCCGCACATTGGAATCGGCCAGCTTGGGGTGCTGGGTGATTAGCACCAGGTCAACGCCACGGTGCCGGTGCGTCTCGAGCAACGCCACGTGCGGCGGAACCACCGATCCGACGCCACGCGGACGAAACACGCGTTGCGCTTCGTCTATGACGATGATGCTGCCCG